CATAGGTTCAATTTACAGTCCAATCGCTGGTAGCAGTTCCATTGTTACAACTGGTGCATTAGACAGTGGTAGTATAACAAGTGGCTTTGGTACAATAGACACAGGTTCTTCAGCAATCACTACAACAGGCTTAATTTCTGGTGGTTCTTTAGATATAGACGATGTTCTTATAAATGGAACAACGATTGGTCATACAGATGATACTGATTTAATTACATTAGCTGATGGTGTTGTTACTGTAGCAGGTGAAATATCTGTAACTACCTTAGATATCGGAGGTACAAACGTATCTGCTACTGCGGCTGAACTTAACTTAATAGACGGAGGAACAGCTAGAGGTACAACGGCTGTTGCGAGTGGCGATGGTATCTTAATCAATGACGGTGGTACAATGCGTATGACTAACGTGGATACCGTGTCAACATACTTTTCCTCTCACAATGTTGGTGGAG